ATGTGGGCCGGCGCATACTACACGGGGCACTACTCAACAAGCAAGGCAGCTTCATCTATGACGATACCTCGCGGGAGCTGCTATACAGCGGGGCATACGGGGCGGGTAAGACCCGTGCGCTGTGTATCAAAATCGTTCAGAGAGCCGGGCATAAAGGAGCTGTTGAACTACTGTGCCGACGGCACAACACGACCCTCAAAAAGTCAACGCTCAGAACCCTTCTCCTGCCTGATGGAAACCTGCCTCCGGTTCTTCACCCCTCGCAGTACACACACAACAAATCCGAGCAGACCATCAAGATACACGGCGGCGGGGAGATTTTGTACTTCGGACTTGACGACCCTCAGAAGGTCGGGTCAGTTCCTGCAACCGGCGTTGCGATTGACGAAAGTACCGAACTCACAGAACAACTCTACCTGTCCGTCAGAGCACGCGCAAGGGTCAAGCTCAAGGGGCTCCGAAATCAAGTATACATGGCGACAAACCCCGACAGCCCAAACCATTTCCTCGCCCAGCGTTTCGGCATCTCCGGCTCAGCCAGAGAAGATGGTACAAGATACATACACGCACCAGCATACGAAAACACGTTCCTTCCGTCAGAGTACGTCGAAGACTTGTCCCGGTTCACCGGACTCATGCGCAAGAGGTACTACGAGGGTCTTTGGGTACTCTCGGACAGGCTCATATATGACGGGTGGGATAGAGAGACATTCGTGCGTGAGCGTGATATAAGCGGTCGAACATGGACGCGCTGGGTAGTGGGTCAGGATGACGGTTACATACACCCGGCTGTGACTATCCTCATTGTGCAGGACAGCGACGGTAGGATACACGCAGCGCGGGAGTGGTCTCAATCACGTATGACTGAGCCACAGGTTGTCAACCACTGCCTGTCATGGCAGAAGAAGTACACGGGCATTGACACCTGGTATGTTGACCCGGCTGCGGCAAAGCTACGCGCAGAGATGGATGACAAGGGGCTAAATGTAGAGGGCGCGGACAACGACGTGCAGGGGGGCATCGCTGTTGTGCGTTCGTTCATGACTCTCGCTGGTGACGGCAGCCCCATGATGACTGTTGACCCTACATGCACGAAGCTGATCCATTGCCTTGAGACGTACGAGCGCAAAGAGAACAGCGAGGCACCAGTCAAGGTTGACGATGATGAGGCCGACGCCTTGAGGTATGGCGTGATGGGGTTGAAGGATAGCATTTCGGCAGGGACACCGGCGGCGGTTATAGGCCGGTTACACCGGAGGTAGATCAGTATGGGTTTGTTCCGCAGGTCAGATAAGCACGTGTGTCTTCCTATGAGCGCGTGGGGCGATATGTGCAACAGCCTGAGCGACAGAGCGCACGGAAACAATGACGCTGCGTATGTTCTCGCTGAGGTTATTCCGCGAGTAAAGGTTCGCAGGAACATCGCCAGAGTGCCCGAATCAGACTACGTTGCCGTGCAGGAAGCGTTGAGCAACAAGCAGATTCTGATAGGCACCAAGACGAACGAAGACAGCGCGAAGCTCTGGCGCGGTAACGAGTACCACGAGCGACGTGAGGCCGTGCAGCAGCTGGGGTACAGGTGGCGCAATCAGAGCGTGCTTGGTAACGCAACGATACAACGAGCAATCAAGATCCAAGCGTCCCTAGCACTACCGTCAGGCGTTGACGTAGTGGCAGACGACCCGGAAGACGCCGCGCCTGAGTTAGATTACATCAAGGAGTGCATTGATTACAATAATCTAAACGAAGGGGGTGCGCTGAGCCTAGCTGTCGAGCAGTACATAGAGGGTTCAGACGCTGAGGAGCTGGTATGGAACGAGGCAGAGCGTCTTCCGAAGATGCACCACATACCGTGGTTGAAAACTCAGTACGCCGTGGCGAGAAACGATGTTGACCCCGACCTGCCAGGAGACCTAACATCAACGCACACAAGCCTTAATGTTCCTGCCGATAGGCTTGGCTACTTCGTGCAAGGCAGCAGGCGTCAGGACTTCAACGGGTTTCCGACAACCGCAGGTGGCCTCGGTTACGCCATAGCCATCGACCAGACAGTGCGTGATTGGCACCTGTCCACGAGCATGTTCGGCAATGCGTCACTGGTGTTCTCCACAAACGACAGCCGTGAGGCTGAGAAGCTAAGGACGTGGATCACTTCTAACGGCTGGCAGCCGGGTAACGTGATAGCAATCAACGGTACGCCTATACTCGTTGAGCCGTCAGGCAACGCAGCAGAGGCGGCGAAGCAGGAACTTGAGGCGCTGATAAAGCTATTCTGCAACGCTACATCGCTCATGCCTCAGTGGGTTGGGTGGGCTGACATACTGAGTAACCGCGCAGTTGCCGACGAGATGGGTCAGGTAACTAATATCACAAACACGGCGGAGCTGTCTAAGTGGCGCGGTGAGTTCGAGACGCTGTTCAACAAGTGGATCATGATGCGCAACGAGAAGATCAACGGGCAGCTGCGTGTAGGCGTAGTACGTCCAAAGCTACTTCAGGTGACAGACCGTGCGTGGGAGGTCGTTGAGAAGGTATGGCTACCGCTTGCCAAAATCAAGCCAGACATCGTGATGTCGCATTTCTTCTGGGACAACATTCCGGAGATTGACCGCGCTAAAGTGCAGGCGTTCATAACCGGTGGAGAGCTTGACGGCATACCAATGCCAGACGGCCCCGGTGATGACTTCGACGAGGAGGCCGTGAGTGAGGCTGTAGAGCGTGCTCTTGCACTGAGGGGCGAAAGTGGCTCGTAACCGTAACCCACAGGAATCATGGCGCAAGACGCTTGACGTTGCCGAACGCCGCGACTTTGACCCTGTCCGAAGGTATCTCAAAGCTCAGGAGACAGTAGCGGTGCAGAAGGCTCGTACCATCATGGCCACGTCAGACCCTAAGCGTCAGCAGGAGCGCATACGTTCGTTCACGCTGCCGTACAAGGCGTCTGTGAAAATAGCAGCCAGACGGGCTATGCTTAACGCCAGGCAGCGCGGTGAGAAGCGCGGAGATCAGATACTACGCAAGGCCGGGGTGTACGAGCCACAAGCTTTCCGAAAGCGTCTGCTGCGTGGGGTTGGTGTTTCACAGCGCACGGCGAAGAAGGTATTGGCTGTGCAGGAGGCAGTAGGGCTTGACGAGACAAAGAGACAGCTAGAGCAGCGGTATCGCACATGGGCTGACACGCTCGGTGATGACCTGTGGGAGCAGCGTGTTGGTATATCAGTGCAGGCTATAATAGACGGACTGAACGAAGGCCTGCCTGTAGATGACTACGCGATATACATTGACGCTGCTGCTGATACACAGGTGCCTGCGAAGGACGCTCTCAAAGTCAACGGTACACTCAAGGCCGGGTACGAGCGCCGTGTTATACCCGGTGTGGCTACTCGCATACAGCAGGCACTTAAGGAGCACCGAGAGGCCGCGCTTGAGCGCATAGCGCGTACCGAGACAAGCCGTGCGGTGAACGAGGGTATGGTTGACAGGTTCGCAGACAACGAGGCTGTACGTGCGTTCGAGTACGTAGCAATACTTGACGACCGCACAAGCGATAAGTGCGAAGCTCTTGACGGTCAGGTTATAGCAGCAGACGATCCGGAACTTGCGAGCTTCACGCCGCCGAACCACGTCAACTGCCGCAGCACCATGTCACCTATAGTAGTTACTGACGATGACGAGGTTACGTGGGACAAGGATCAGAACATTGAGATAGCAACGCCCGACGGTGGCACTCGCACGGTACGAATGAAGCCTCGAGACGTCAATCCTGACATACTTGACCGCGTGAAAGAGGTAGACGCTTCCGGGCAGGTAGTAACGAAAAGTGACTGGCGTGTGCCCGGTGGAAGGCCTACGCCGGAAGGTTTCACGCCTAAGACGCCTGAAGAGGCTCTTGGTGAGTTCTTAGGAGATGTATGATGCCAGTGACCAACTACCCGAATCTCGGAGACGACCTCAAGGTGTCGCTTCGCAACAGCACGTACAGACAGTTTGACCATGACTTCGCGCTTAAACTTAAACGCGAATACCCCGCAGTGTGGTCAAAGGGCGGTAACATAAGAGGCAATGAGGCTTTCAGCTACTGGACTAAGGCGCGTGAAGGCAACATGACACGAGGTACGATTGACTGGATACGTGAGCGGGAGGGCTGGGCAGCGAGGCACTACCGAAATAAACGCCTGCCCGGTGTAGTGGCTGCTATCAAATGGGGTGTGGTTCTGGATATTGGTGAGGGCGCTATGAAGCGTGTTGTACGAGAGGAGATGTCAAAAGTGGATAGTGAGAGCGTAGTCAATGAGGCTGTGTCAAACTCACTCGGTTCATGGCGTGGGCAAATGGTCGCGTACGCACAGGAGGCCGTGAGCGAGTACCCTGAAGCTACCGGCAGTCCGTTCGGTACGTTTGCGCATGCCGAGTTCAGCGAACAGCCTTGGGACGGATCGAGCGTGCGGTTCACCACGCCAGAGTTCTGCATGGCGTCTGCTTACGTTGCACCTGGTAAAACGCGTGAGACTGTTGACAAGCAGGACTGCAAACTACCACACCACGAGCCGGACGGTACAGTCAACGTGAACGCAGTCAGGAACGCGCTCGCACGTCTCAATCAGACAGACATCACTCAGGAAGAACGCGACACCGCTGAGCTTCACCTTCGGAATGCGCTTGACAGATACAACGAGACCAAGGAAGGCAGATAGAATGAAACGAGCACACGTTGAAATACAGGCACAGGTGCAGGAAGCAGCGGACGATATTCTGTCGCTCGTACCTGACGACGTACTCTCGCAAGTGCGCCAGCAAGACCCTCATCCATACCTTGCTCTTTTGAGGATCGGCGAGGTAGGTGAGTCAATCGGACGAAGTGAAATCAACAACGGTAAATCAACCCGTAAGATGTGGTCACAGGAAGCCATTGACGACCTCGTGTCAAAGAGCGTCGGGGCAAAGGTAGAGGTTCCTGCGGTCGAGCTTGCCGGCGGTCGCGGTCACGTCCAGATACCGCTTGCGGGCGCGGAGGTCCAGATCGCAGACCTGGAACGTGTCGTCGTCG